CATCTGCTGGGCGCCAGCATCGGTGGCGGGGTCTGCGTTCTTCAGCGGCGACACGCTCGACACAAACCGGATGCTGCGCTCGCCAGGTTTGGGGTCGCGGGCGGTATAGCCAAGCTGGGCGCCGATGCTGCCCAGGATTGACGTGTCAGAGGCCACGATGCGGGTGGCGGCTGAGGCCAGCCAGTAGGCTGCCGATGCGGCCGTGCCGTCGACGTGGGCCCACACCGGCTTCTTCGCCGCTTTCACCATGGCGGCCAGGTCGGTGCTGCCGCGCACCTCGCCACCAGGCGAGTCGATCATCAGCATGACGGCCTGCACGCTCGGGTCATCCAGCGCAGCGGCCAGGTCGCGGGCCACCATCTGGTATGACGTGGCACCGCTGAACTCGGTCATCAGGTTGGCGCGCTTGAACAGCGGGCCCTCGACCGGGATCAGCGCGATGCCATCGCGCACGGTGGCCGACATGGTGTTGCCCAGCGGGCGGCCTAACTTGGCCTCCAGCGCCTGCAGGTCGCTGTGGTATTCGCTCTCCCGTTCAGCAATGGTGACAATCGTTTCCATCGCCTCGGGCGTGATCGCCCAGCTGTGCGCCAGTACGGCTTGAATGGCAGTCTTCTTCATTCGTCTTCTTCCGGTGTGGTCTGGTCCGGCTGCCCGACTGGTGCGGGCGCCATCGGGTCAGGCGGTAGCGCCGCAATCTGTGTGCGCTCACGCGCGACTTGCGCCAGGTTGTCTTCGTAGTCTGAGCCAAACTGTTCGGCTGCGATGTTCTGAATGGTCGTGGCGCCGGGGATGGACAGCCATGCCTTGGCAGCCTTCGCCTCTTTGAGCGGGTCCAGCTGCCCCATGGGTGAGCCACGCCAAACCGCGCCCAGCCACGCAGCACGGCGCACGGGGTCTTCAAAAAACCCAGGCAGGTCGATGTAGCCACGCGCCACGGCTTCGCTGATCACCCAGGCATAAACCGGCCGGCAGTCGCTCGAAACCAGCCACTGACGGCGACGACGGAACGACTTCCATGCCTCCATGATGGCCGCACGGCTTGCGCTGTAGGACGCCGTGAAATGCTTCACCAGCACCTCGTGGGGCAGGCCCAGGCCCACCCCGATGTGCTTCAGGATACTGGCCGTGAACGGGTCGAAGGCGACGTTGGGCCGGTTCGGGTTGGCGAACTCCACGTCTTCACCGGGTGCCAGGTCCATGATCATGCCGGACTGCAGCTTGGTCAGGCCGGTGCCGCTGGGCGTGATCTGCTGGCCGCCAATCTGGCCGGGAATCGTGCCAGGTAGCATGGAGCCCGTGGGTGCAGCGGTCTTCACGAACACGCTGAACATGCCCGACACCACGGCTGCGGTCAGCTCGGCTTCGGTGTAGCGGCCCAGCTGACGGAATTGCTCCATGACCGGGGCAAAGATGCTGATGCCGCGCTTCTGGTCGGGCCTGCGCCGCACGTAGTGGTGCAGGCACAGCGGCATGCCGGTGTCGTCGTAGGCGCGCACGCTGGTGAATTCGCTGGGGTCACCCAGCCGTGTCAGGAAGGCATCGCCCGGGTGGTCTTTGCGGAAGTGGTAGCGCACGGGCTCGCCGTCGGCGTCCACCTCCACGCCGCCGTACACCCTGCTGATGGGCGCATCCTTGCCGGGTGGCGTCATGCAGCGGTCGGCCTCGACCAGCTGCAGGCAGGTGCCGAAAATCCCGCCCGCGCGCGGCTTGAAGCGCCGGATGGTGAAGATGTCGCCACTCAGCAGAGTGTTGATCAGCACCAGCGCCTGGTGCTCCCAGAACGTGCCCTGCCGCGTGACGTCGCCGTCCTTGCTCTCGGCCCACAGGTAGAACCACCTCTCGATCTCGGTCTGCTTGGCGCTGGCCTCGTCTTCGCTGATGCCCAGGATGGCGCGATCCACCACAGACTGCGGGCGCAGGCCGGTCGCCACCACGTTGTCGACGATGGTGTCCAGCGCACCAGCGGCCAGCGGGTTGTTGCGGTCGAGGTCGCGGGCCTGCCAGCGCAGCGGGTCGGCGTAGGGGATGGTGTCGGCATCGGCACTGCCCATGCTGACATCCCACCCCACGGTGTTTTTGTTGTCGCGGCGCACGCTCTGGTACGCGCCGCCGATCTGCTGGCGGATCATCTGGGCCAGCGTGTCCTGCGGGAGTATGAGCCCGCCGAACCGGCTGTCTTGGGGCGTTTGCACGTAGCTCATCGCACGAGCCCGTAGTTGACCCCGATGCCGCCGCGCTCCAGGCGCGAGACTTCGATTTCCAGCTGGCGCTCGCGTTCCTGCAGTTGCTTCAGATTGGCGCGCGAAACCTGCCTCTGTGCGCCGCCGTCCATCACCATGTAGCTCTGCCCGCGGGTGAGCACGACGTTGATCGCCGTGCGCACGTCGGTCAGCTGCTGCTGTTTTGTTTCCAGTAGGGTGGGCATCTGCGCTTGAGGAAGGTGATCTCGCGCCGATTCTAGCAGCAAAGGCCGAATACAGACCACGTGGCAAGTATTTACGCCGCCTCCATTACGCCACGCACGCGCCGTTGCTGTCCGCCCATGCCTGCAAAACTGTTTGCAAATTGACGGCAGACCCGACGACTGCAGAATCTGCTGCCATGCAAAACAGAGCGCCACAGCCGAACATCGACTGGTTCAGGGTTTCCCACCTGATCGTCCTGCCGCTTCTCTTGTGGGTGGCGATCATCATGGTGATCACACGTCTGCTGGACTGATGGCCGTCTGAATCAGACCGTCTCGATCTGGCCGCGCATCCGCCTGGTCGCGGTCGGCACGCCGGCGTCCATCGCGGCCACCAGCTCGTCGATGCGCACGTTCAGCGACGAAAAGGCCGCGACAGCAAGCACGCGGCAGTCGAGCGCCTCGTTGCGCGGGCGGATCTTGACCCACTCGCGCACCGCAAAGCCCTTGCTGTGCTTGACCCGAACCTCCTCGGCCGTCAGCTCTTGGAAGTAGCCGGCGCGGTGCCGCAGCGGGAAGTGGCAGTACCCGGGCCCGGGCTCGGCAATCTTGAGCCTGCCATAGACCAGATCCTTGGCCGCAAACGTGCCGACCGGGAACAGCGGGATCTTCGCCAGGTTGCTGCGCGTCGGGTTGCCGATGATCGGCTTACCCTCGCCCGGCATGCCCTTGATGCCCAGCAGCACGCCGCCAGCCTGACGCGCCTTGACCGCCTCGTAGACCGCTGCCGTGTTGGCGCCACCGGTGTCGACGCAGCAGCGCGCCACCCGCAGCTGCACGCCGTCGGCGCGCGTGTAGACCCGGTTCAGCACGGTGGCGTCGTGCAGCATCCAGACGTCGTCGAGGTCCGGATTGCCGTAGGTCTCGATGTAGTCGATCGACCAGCTCTCCTCGCCAGAGCCCCAGCCGACCACCTCCGTGACCAAACGATCCGGCTGCACGTCGGTGCCAGCGGTGATGAGCACCGCGCCGGCCGGCAACGGGTCTGTCGGGTAGTCCTCGGCGCGCTTGGCCAGCTCGTGGTCGCTGACGCCCTCGCCACGCTCCTCCCAGGCCTCGCCCAGCACCGTGTTGACGAACGTCTTGAGCTTGAGCGGGTCGCCCTTGGCCTCGACGAACTCGGTGGCCAGCTGGCCCCAGCTCGCGTTGGGGCTGTAGCTGTACGCGGCCCAGATGTGAAACCCGACCAGGCTGGGCTTGCTGGCCCTGGCGGTCGCCCGCCACTCGCCGCGCTCGAGCATCTCGTACTTCTGGCTGTGCTGGATCACGCAGCCGTTGTGCTCGCACACATAGTAGGCGTCGGCCGGCCGACCCTTCGGCCACTGCACGCCCGACCACCGCAGGTACTGGAACTCGCCGCAGTGCGGGCACGGCACGAAAAACCGACGCTGGTCGGTCCCCTCAAACTCGCGCGAAACCCGGCAGATGCCCTTGACCGTCGGCGTGCTGCCCATGCCGATCTTGCGGTTCCAGTAGTACTCCGAGCGCCGGATGCCCAGCTTGATCTGGTCGCCCTCGGTGCCCGCGCTGGGCGGGTAGCCGCTGATCTCGTCGAACAGCACCACGCGACGGCTGACCCGGCGAAAGCCGCGCGGGCTGTTGGCGCCGACCAGCGAAAGGCCGCCGCCGGGGAATGCCTTGGACAGGATCGTGTTGTTGCTGTCCTTGCTCTTGGCCTCCGACACCAGCCCGCGCAGCGCCGGCGTGTCCCGCAGCATCGGCGCGATCTCCTCCTTTGAGTACCCCTCGGCGTCCTCAATGGTCGGCTGCACCACCATGATCGGGCACGGGTCCTGGTGGATGTGGTAGCCGATGACGTTGTTCAGGATCTTGGTGTAGCCCACCCGGGCGGACTTCATGACGACGACGATCTCCACCGTGGGGTCGGTGAAGGCGTCCATGATGCCCTTCTGGTAGGGCAGCGTGCGCCAGCGGCCCTCCTGCGCAGCCGACTCGGCAGACAGGTAGGCGTGCGCATCCGCCCACTCGCTGAGATTGAGCTTCTTGGGCGGCAGCCAGGCCTGCAGCGTGTCCCGCAGAACTTCGTCGGCCGTGGGCACTATACCCCCCCCCCAAAGCAGCTCGCTGCCGTCCAGCAGCAGATCGTCAGTTGCGTCCATTGGCTAAGTCTTCGAGCGCCTCGCGGCACGCTTGGTCGATGATCGCCACGGCGGCCAGAGGCAGGTCGGCGTAGCGGGATTTGCAGGCGGCAGGGATGCCCATGATGCGGGTCTTGGCGGCCGTGATGTGCTTGTACCAGGCGACCTTCACCTCGTCGGCGCTCACCAGCTTCCCGGTGCGCTCCTCGTACTCCAGCTTGGCCAGCTTCGCCTGGAACACCTCGCGCGCCGCCCGTGCCTGGGCATACCCGGCGCCCCGGCCGCTGCGCGGTCCGTCGCCGCCCAGGTCGTCGCCACTGCCGGCCGGCGCCTCGTCCATGCGGTCGCTGGTGGTGAGCTTCACGCGCGGAGCGTCCTGCGCTCGCACCGGGCTGCCGCGGCTGCCAACGTGGCTGCGCTTGCTGACGTCGCTGTTGGCCAGCCACCGGCGCTCGGTGTCGGGCCAGTCCATGAGCGGCCGGCCGCTGTCGGTCTTGCCAGCCACCGCGACCCGCCCAGCCTTGATTGCCTTGTGCACCGCAGTGTCGCTCACGCCCAGGCGGCGGGCCGCCTCGCGGATGCTGATGAGCTCGCTCATGCAGCGTCGGTGCCGGCCTCGCTGTTGTCGTTGCCGGTCAGGCGGCCGGCGGCGACGTCATCAAACGTCTGGCCTGCTGCCTCCAGCGTGGCCTTCTTGCCGGTGAAGTCCTGCCAGCGGCGGATGATGACGTCGACGTACTTCGGCTCCAGCTCCATCAGCCTGGCCGCCCGGTTGTTGATTTCGCAGGCGATCAGCGTCGAGCCGGACCCACCGAACAGATCCAGTACCACCTCTCTTTCCTTGCTGCTGTTCAAGATGGCCGTCTGACAAAGCGCGACTGGCTTCATCGTGGGGTGCAGGTCGTTTTTCTTGGTCCTCGGAATCTCCCACACGCTGGGCACCGCAACCCCCCAGACGTCTGTGGCGCCCTTCGAGCCATGAAACACATGGTCCATGCTCCACCCGTACAGAACCGGCTCGTAATCGGCCTGCCAGCCGAAAATGATCGGCTCGTAGATCGACTTGTAGTCGCTGTTGGACAGGTTGAGCTGCTCCTTTTTCCAGATGATCAGGTTGCGCCACTTCAGCCCGACAGAAGAAAGCGCGTTCATCATCCAGTCGATGCCCAGACGATAGAAGCACACGTACCATGCGCCGTTGCAGTACATGCGAATTGAAGTCGCCACGTCGCGCAGGAACTTCTCGCCATCCTCCTTTGACAGGTTGTCGTTGGCGATAGGCTTGTGCTTGGATCGCGTGTTCCCGTTCCCGTCAATGGCGCCACGGAAGTCCATCAGGTAGGGTGGGTCCGTGAAAACCATCTCGGCCCGCTTGCCTTGCATCAGCACCTCGAGCTGATCGATGTCAGTCGAGCTGCCGCACATCACCCGGTGCTTGCCAAGAAGCCAGACATCGCCAAGACGCGAAATGCTCTCCGGCTCTGGCTCTGGCGCCTCGTCGGGATCAGTCAGGCCTTCAGACGGCTCGTCGCCAGGATCGCTGTCAAGCAGCCGCTGCAGCTCATCGTCGTTGAAACCGGTCAGCCCCAGGTCGAACCCATCGTCCTGCAGGTCGGCCAGCTCGGCGGCGAGCATGTCGTTGTCCCAGCCAGCGTCCAGCGCCAACCGGTTGTCCGCGATGATGTAGGCGCGGCGCTGGGCGTCGGTCAGGTGGTTCAGCACGATCACCGGCACATCGGCCAGCCCCAGCTCCTTGGCCGCCATCAGGCGCCCGTGGCCGGCGATGATGCCGTCGGCGCTGTCCACCAGGATCGGATTGGTGAACCCGAACTCGGTAATGCTGGCCGCGATCTTCGCCACCTGCGCGGCGTCGTGGGTGCGCGCGTTGCGCTCGTAGGGCTTCAGCCGGTCGAGCGGCCAGAGTTCGATTCGTTTCGCAAGTGCAGGTGCGTTCATGGAGGTGGCGTTGCTGGTCATCGCGGACCATTCTACACGGTTTGCAAACCTGGTTGCAAACCGCAAGCCGTTGCACAGGCGGTATTTACAC